CGGATCCTGTTTTTGGTCTAATTGTTTTTACTGATAATTTGCTCATTGTGCTATCTCCATTACGTATCCGGCAGATACAGTGTTTTCGTAGGCGTTTTGTCCACCTCTACTGTCAGTTCTATTTAACCAATATGTATAATTGGCGTTATTTGAAGATCTATTGCCAACACGATATACAATCTCATTACCTACTGGAAAAGTTGCATTGGATGGTGCTTCATCATACCAAACAATGCTATTATTATACTGAGTGCTATTCTGGTCTCTATCATACCAACCGTGAGATACCCCACTCCAACGCTGTGCTCCTGCATCAGTATTATATCCAATGAGTGAACTACCTCTGTATACAGTAAACATATGGTCGTGTCCAGTGGCTTCTCCATTTACCATCCAAACACATTGGAATGAAGATCCAGGAACTGTCCTTCTGATAGTAATATCTAATGCACTTAATATATTCCAATTATTATTATTTGCCGCAACAGATAAACGTCGGTCTTCTTCTACATAAGCAAAATTAACAACAGATCCAGGAAGAACTAATCCTCCGGCAATTGAAGAATCACCAAAAGAAATAGCTCCGTTATCAGATTCAATAGTATCTACAATAATTTCCGACATTTTATTATTCCTCTATTTCGTAAATAATCATACTGGAAACACCACACTCATATGAGTTTTGTCCATTACTGCCACCAGTTCTGTTGATGTAGTTGGTGCTTTGGCTTGTATTACCTTCGCGACTAACAATCCTATAAGTATTGTTATTTGTATTTCCTGGTTTATAAAATACCATAAAAAATATATCAGCAGGTGTTGAGTTATTGTTATTTGCTCCATCATATGGCGCACCAGTAATTCCACTCCAACGATTTGCTCCAGCATCATCATTATATGAATCATATGCTGCAGTAGTTATATGAGATCCATTTACAGTATATCGAAATACTGTATTATGATGTACATCTCCAAGAATTCTTGCTTCGATAACTACTTTAGAACTAGCAAATTTACATTGTAAATCTACTTGCATTCCAGGAACGTTTGAAGATACGCTTCCAGTATTACTAGTAGCATTTTGCCAAGACGTTCTAGTTTTATATGTAACATGCTTCATTTGCACAATTCTGCCGGGATATGAAATACTGCCACTATCAGCAATAGTCAATCCCCCGACAAAATTAATAGCACCTGAAGGAGATTCTATCTCCCGTACAATAATTTTACTCATTGTAAAAATGACTCTTTATCATATTATTTATCATACTACAGACCACGCTCCGCCATTTACAATCGTGACAGTGTTACCAGACGCAATTTCAATTGGACCAGCAGACATACAACGATCAGATGCTGTAATTGTTATATTGTCAGTTATAGTAGATCTGTTTCTTTTGATGATTCCGTATTTGTCGATATACTGTTTATCTCCATTAATTTTTAATCCATTGGAAATTTGACCACTACTGAAGGTACCACTCTGAATATTCATAGAAGATCCAGAAACGTCAATTCTATTAGTGGCAGCTGTGCCAATTCGGAATGTTCCGTCAATTTCACTGTTTCCAGTAGCTTTAAAAGTGCCGGAAACTTGTAAAGTGTATGTTGGATCTGCTACATTAATTCCAACCTTAGATAGTCTGTAGATGTCATTACCGTTACTGGCTTCAGTCCAACGCGAAGTAACAAACTCAGCATTATTCTGGAAGAGTTGACCATTAAAATTAACATCTCCTTGAATGTTGAGTTGATAATTTCTATTGGTTCCACTTTCTGGATCAGTTCCACTAGTTGCTGTGGTATTAATACCAACTCTATTTGAATCACCAGCAACAGTAATTGCTGGAGTTCCATTCCAAGTTGTTCCGCCATTATTGGTGGATGCTTGAATAGTAAACAAGTGGTTGCCAACTAGTTGGTTGCCAATTCTAAAGTTTCTATACGAAGAAGATCCACGGAAGACTAGAGGAGCACCAGAGTTATCATTATCAGTGTCGATAGTAACGCCTGTTTGGAACATCGCGTTACCATTAACTTCCAGAGTGTAATCTGGTTCACGGTTGATGCCAACACCCATTTTTCTGGATGCGATAACATCACCAACAACACGGAAGTACAGTTCTGTCTCTGTGCCTTCCATAGTGAATCCTTCACCATACTCAGATGCTGGTGATTGACTATCAGAATGATTGTATCTCAGTGTGCCAACTTGAGATTGGTTGGATGAAACATCACAGAATCTAATTTTTGCTCCAACAGCATTTGTAATAGAGCGAACAAAGATACCACCATCGCCACGAACATCTAAAGTAGATAATGGGTTGGTTCCGGCATTAATACCAACTTCATTTGATCCAGCATCAACAAACAGAGTGCCAGAATCAACATTTAAGTCGTCCGACATTGAGACGACACCTGTGAATAATGATGTTCCTGAGATGCTTAGATCAGAATTAGCGCCCGTTAGAGTTAACGGACCAGTCATGGTATCGCCTGCTTTGAGAACGTTAAGCGAAGCAGCACCAGTTAGAGCAGCAGTGATTGTTCCAGCACTAAAGTCTCCATTGGTGTCTCTAGCAACAGCTGATGTTAACGCAGCAGTTGAAACAATATTTGATGAATTGAATGCGGTATTACCAGCATTCCAAACAGTCTGACTATTGATGCTTAAAGAATTTTCATCCCCAACTACAATATTTAATTGTCCAGATCCATCAGTTGCGTTACCACCAGATGCTTCAATTTTTGAATTGTAACTTGCCGTTAGCGTAGAAGAATTAAATAAAACTGCCGGAGCACTACTAATCCCATCAGATCTTCCTAATTTTAACTGAGCATTACCAGAATTACTTTCTAGTGTTGCTGCGACAAAATTATTTCCATCTTCAATACTAAAATCTTGGAAAAATACAGATTCATTTGCATCACCAATTTTTATAGCACCAACAAAATTACCGGTAGTAAGTCTACCAATCAATATGGTGTAATCATTGAAATTATCTCCAACATCATCATTGATAATTCTATCATCAATTTCAATAACACCAGTTGCCTGGTCATTTGAATTGTATAGGTTAACAGCGTCTGCTCCTGGGGAATATTTTGCGTCTGTTAAAGTTTGACCAGAAACATAAATTCTATATCTTGGATCTCCAGAATAACTCTTGATTTCAATTTGATCTCTGAAGGAAGATGCACTCTTGTAAGTTGGTAGACGGTTATCTGAAATTGTACCAGAGTTGATATTAAGAGCATTTTGATACCAAGATCCTTGCTTATTATCAAGTCTGTCAGCGTCAAGACCAGTGCCAACACCATCATTACCAGATGTCCAAACTTTTGCCCAAGTACCAAATGTACTAACACCAGATCCAGAACCACGAAGATACATGTTATCATTATCAGTAAATGCTAATTGCTTAACACCACCATCAACTGTAAATCCTTGTCCGCCTGGTCTGAAAGTTACAATTTGTGTTTTTGATCCACCGTCATTGAGTGCTGCAGCACTATTAAATATAGTGTTGGAGACAATACCAGTAACAAATGTGTTTGGTGCTGGAGATGACACTGGGTTGTTAGTACCACTGATAACACGAATTGTATTTTGTGATTGACCAGAGATGTCAATATTGTAATTTCCTGCCAATCTATCTGATAGTAGAGTGCCAGCATTAAGATTGCCAGCATTTAGATAGTAAGCACCTTGAGCACCATCTAACAAGTCAGCGTCTAGACCGCTATCTGGACCGGTCTTAAGTTCAACCGAACCATTACCTCCTTGTCCAATATTAAATTGACTTTTCTTATATCTAGAAACTCCAATTGTTCCATATAGATCAGCAGAAATTGTTAGATCAGAAACTCTCGCAATATCAAGTGATATATTTGCGTATTGTCTGTTGATAGTACTTACTTTACAATCAAGAACTAAACCAGATCCAGAACCAATTTCAGTTGGTGGGACCGTAATGCTAAAGTCAGCATTAAAGTTAACACCACCATCTGTTACCACAACTGAAGTAACTTCGTTATTTACAACAGTAATGTTTGCTGCCAATCCAGTTCCAGATCCACCAAATAATGGAACATCAAAGAATTGTCCATTGCTAAATCCTGACCCTGGCGCTGCGATAATAATAGATTCAACAAATTGACCTTGTGTGTATGTTGATTCAAATGTAATTGGAGACTCACCCCTTAGAAACTCAATAATAGTTCCTGCGGGAATAATATCAGTAACTGGATTATCAATAGCAACTGTTGTCAATCCACCAGTTGTAATAACACCCGTAATATTAGTATTTGCGGGGATGCCAAGAATATTGTCAACTACTTCATGACCAATTAAAGTATTTGAATTGGTTGTAAATATAAGCGAATTTGTTCCAACACTAGCTTGAGAATATAGACTAGCAAAATATCTATTTTCTGCACCTTTTAATGACTGAACTGTTAAAGCATATGACTGATCACCACGTAAGAAGGTGAAAGAGTTTGCTGCGTTTGCACCTAGTAAAGATGTTGAGATAAGTTCATTTGGACCACTGGAGACCAAAGTGTTAACACTAACTGCTTCACTGCTTAGTGATACCCAGTTGGCGATATCAAATGAAGACGTATTAACAGTTCTTGTAAGGTTAACTGTATTTGTAGATGGAGATGTGCTATCTTGAATAGTATCAGTATCTTCAATTTTGATTCTATTAACAATATCTCCGTATAATCTACTCTCCAATAGAGCACTACCCTGTGCTTGTATTCCTCCACCAGGAGGTGCATCAAATGTGATTGTTGGTTGTGTAGTATAACCTTTACCACCCAATAGTCCATTGAATAATGTAATAGTTACAGTAACAACTTCGCCATTTGCTATAGTGCAATCAGCTTCAGCAGCAATAGCACCAGCAGATGGATTACCACCTGATATTACTATATTTGGTGCTGTTACATATCCAGAACCGCTATTTGTAATATTGATTCTGTAAATTACACCTTCTCTATATTCCGTTGATTGTAGTCTTCCATTAGAAACGCTACCAGTAAATACATCTCCAATAGTAAAACTTAATGCTGGATCTGGATTAAATCCTAGGAATAAAGTATCGTTATCTTCATTCAAAATGAATGATGTGGATGTGTCTTGCTGAATCGCAATATCACCGGCAAGTGCTCCTTCGATAGATGTTCTTCCAGCAACATCTGGTACTGTGTAAACACTGAATGGACGCAAAGCAGGAATCTGATCAATAGAAATTTTTCCACTATCAGTAAGTTCTACTAGAGCTCTGGGGACAGCATTAGTAGAGTATGGTTTGTTGATATAAGGTCCGAGATTATTGGTAATAAAATCTTTAACTGCTTTTTGAGTTGGGATCTTACTATCAGAAGCACTAGCACCACCAAGTGTGTTGGATGCGTCAAAACCGGTGACAACAACGTCACCACCTTTCAGTTTTAGGAACTCGACTTCTGAAATTGTAACTGTACCGGTAAAGGTAATATTACCAGTTCTGTTTTCAATCTTAGCAAACGTGCCAACTTTAAAGTCACCAAGTTCGTCAGTACCCGAAACATAAACACGACCATAATTTTGAGATACCTGCTCACTAGATTCATCCTTAGTGCCACCATTTTCTGGTAATGCATTATAGTTAGTGCCCGATCCAGCATATTCCCAAGTGTGAGAAGATGAGTTAACAATAGATGGTCTATGCAATCTAATTGTTTTTCCAGTCAGTACGGAATTTGATACTGCTTGATTGTTTGAAATATCAATCAAACTCATTGCCTGTCCGGTACCATCATCAATTGTTAATTGACCTCCAGAACCATCAACGGTAACAGCGGCAATACTATCGATAAAATATTCAATATCTGGATTTGAATTTTTATATCCATCAATTTTAACAATATAATGCTCAAGTGGTTCTCTTCCTAAACCAGCAACAGTCAGAATAGTTCTGCCAGTTGGTGTTGCGGACACATTGGATACCGTTGCGATATCAAACTCATATGCATCCTTTCTAAATCCTATAGCTCTTAACGCATATTGTCCAAAGTTAGTAGCAGAGTTGGTAATTGAACAATAACCACCAGACTCAGCAATAACACCATCACTACAGAAAATAACAAAGACAGAAACTAACTGGGTGTAACCATCGTTAACAACTCTATAACCAGTACCACCAAAAGAAACAATCGTGAATGCCGCAGCAACCATTGATTTACCCTGATTCGGGAATGTTGCCGATCCATCTAAGTTTAGACCAGGGAATGGTGAGTTGGGTTGCTTTACTTTATTACCATCAACTTCGGCACCGCCACCACCTAGGAAGGAGATAACAGAAGCGTTCTGAGTATATGGTGATGCTTCAATAATAGGATAGTCATCGTAGTCAGCACGAACTGCCATCCTATTATTATTTTGATCATAGATAAAACTATCTGGGTATGTTCTTATTTCTGCAGTATTGAACAGAGTGCCATACGTTTGTGTGGTTGCTCCTGGTAAAACAACACCACCTAAAATATCATCCAACAATTGCATTTCGGTGTCAATTGTTGAAGAAACATTAGCACACAAAGGATTGCTTGAATATGGTAGAATATCCCAGTCTTCAAATGTTGGAATATTAACAGACGGTACTACCGGATCAAAGATTAAAATTGTTCCATCAGTAAGAGCACTTACAAATGAATGTGCTCCTGTGTAAGAAGAAGAACCTACATTACATGTAATAGTAGTAAGACCACCGCCAGTAGAAACATTGGTAATTGCGTGACTTTTCCCACGATTTTTATCTGTTGGTGATGGACTTGCGTGATCTCCACCGCTGTTAAATGCACAGTTAAATGTTAACGCACCTTGCTTAAATGCAATTCTGTCATTGGTTGTTGGATTGCCAACAGAACCACTAATAGAAACAGTTACCTCACCCGTTGATGCGTTATAAGTTGCTGTTGTTGGTGTTGATTGAATGATAGTTCCATCAGACCAGTTACGCATTGCTTTCTTAGCAAGTTCAGCAACTTGGGTATACGCATACCTAGTAGATGGCAACTGAGAAGCATCAACACCAACTAATACAGATCCACTAAAATATGTTTCGGCATTTGATACAATACCAGCATTTCCACCAAGAACCAAATCCCTAACAAGACCACCAAGAATGTAATTGATATCTCTTCTACACTTTCTTTGATGTAGATCAGAAAGACCTAATGTTGGGAAGTTAGTTTCTGTATTAGTAAGTGCTTGCTCGGCAATTAAATCTCTGTTTCTAGCAATTAAGTATGCTGCGTCTAGATATGTTCCAGAAGCATCATTTCCGATCACATCAACATAAAGATATGCTAAAGTATCGATTGCTGATCTTACATCATCACATGCAGGACTACCAGCAGTTGCTGTAATTACCGTGTCGTCAAAATATCTTTCTGACGATGTAAACTCTGGGACGTATATTGGACTGGATTGTGTTCTGTCACCAGTTCTCCAATTACACATTGCAAAGATTGCTAGTTCGCGAGCATATTCAATCGCACGAACTGTTTGAATAATTTCATTTTCAATATAAGCAATTTTTGCGCCAACTACATATCTATCTGCTGCTTCAATAATATTATGATTTGATCCAAATTCTAAATCTCGTGTTAGAGCATTTAAGAAGTGGATAACATCTTGCTTACATTGAACGTCACCATTACTTCCAGAATTTGTTGACGTTGGAGCACTGTATGCTGGATAAATTTTCTGTCCAGCTTCACATTCAATTAGCAAATCTGCTAGTCTTACAATATCATCATTTGCTAGAGTTAATGGTTGGTCAGTTGTTACTACAGCAACACCAGTATTTGAAGTGTCGTATACAAAATTAGTAACGTTAGCTACAGCACCAGTAGATGAAGTTACAGTACCGCCACTAACCCAAGTATTTACATGATCTAATGTTCCGAGATATATGCTGAAAGAACTACCACCAACAGATAGAGAATTTGATTCAGATCTTACAAACGTGTGAACAGACTGTGGTAGATGTTTTACTGCATTGGATGCTGAACCAGAAAAACTATGTATTGATTGTGGTTCATGTTTGATAGCATTTGCTGATGCACTTATAAAAGTATGAGCAGAAGTGTCGGAAGAAGTTCCAACGTTGATTGTAAACGTTCCATCTTGGTGGTCAATGCCATTGGCAAGCGCACTGACGAAGGTGTGAGTACCAGTGTAAGAAGAAGATCCTACATTAATATCAAATGTGTTGGTAGTTACATTGCTGATTTCTAACCAGCGACCTGATGGGTAATCATATCCAGCACGAGGATATGATTTTTGAGCAACATTACCATCTAGATCACAAGTGTATGTTAATGTGCCATCATCAATTTTAACATAATCACCGTTAGTAAATCCATGGTTTGAAACAGTTAGTGTTACTACACCAGTTGCTGCGTCATATGGAGCATCAGTTGCTGTATGCTGAGTAGAACCTACAGCAGAAATAGCAATAGACTTACCAGCAAATGGATCTTGTCCAGGACGTGGGTATGTGCTTTGAAGTACGTTTCAATCTAGAGCACATGTAAACGTAAATGAGTTGTCAGCAAGAACAACGCTACGCCCGACCCCAAGACCATGCTGTCCAACAGTGACTGTCATATCACCTGTTACTGGATTATAATTAGCACCAGTTGGTGTGAAATACTTATTGGGACCTGAAATACCAGCATTAATGGTGATAGTATTTTCAGCAACTGCTGTGATAGGCATAGACCTACCAGCAAAAGGATCAATACCAGGACGTGGATAAGTCTTAACTGACTGATTTCCATCCATGTCACATGTGAAGGACAACGAATTGTCGTCAATAATAATACCTTCACCAACAGATAATGTATGTGGTCCGACTGTTAAAACAAGACTTCCTGTTGCTGGATCATAATTTGCACCAGAGGGTGTAAACTGCTGATCTGGACCAGAAGCACCAACGTTTACAGTAAATGTGTTTGTATCAGATGCAGTGATAGGTAAAGATCTTCCGCTAGCAAATTGATCCGTATCAGGTAATGCGTGTTCTGTTTGATTGCCATCCATCGCACATGTAAATGTGATAGACTGATCAGCAATCCTGATACCATTTCCTACAGATAATCCATGGTTATTTACTGTGAATACAGTATCTCCTGTAGCAGGATTATAAGTTACATTTGTTGGTGTAAATTGAGCAGTTGCTTGTCCGCCAATATCATATACGGAATAGTAATCTCTTTTGAATTGATCATTAATTTTTCCTACTACTTCATCGGCAATAAATTCTCTGTTGTTGCGGATGAATGTAACAGCATCTTGATACCTTCTTTCGACAGGCGTTGCGGTTGCGAATGTGTTTGGTGAGTTGAGGAGCGATAATGTAACACTTCTCGTGAAAGTTTTTGCAACTGCTGTTTGTCCTGGTTGAATATTATTGTCAACGATAGCAGGAAATTTTTTGGGAATTACAAATCTTCTAGCACGACCATCAGCATCTTCTAGAACTTTATAAATTCTCTGTTTACCGTTCAATGCAGATAGATCTGGATTGGAAGTTGGCATTCCAGAGATTACAATTTCCTCACCTTCTTTTAATTCGTGAGTATTGCTTCTACCTACAAGTTCGCTTGTGTAGAAGACAACACCACCAATATCTTCAGAATTTCCAAATGTTTCAAATTGGAAACCGTTTTGTGTAATAGATGGATCTCCTTGCTTCGAGAAATCTAATCTAATAATAGGATACGAAGCTTCAAAATCTTCGTTGACTGATACAACTTCGCCTTCAGCTCTAATTGAAATTAGTGAAGTAGAATTGAAAGTTTCAATTTGTGGTGTTGCTTGGTTAATATTAACACTAATCGCAGCAGTGCTATTCCATTCAGGAGCTCCTAGTATACCAAAAAATCTAATATCCCAATAAGTTGGAGTATCAATATCATCTGGTGTAATTGAAGCAATTTGATAATAACCTTGCGTAAAGACAGCATCGTTAGTATCATCCACGAACACATATGTGCCAGCTGGAATTATAGATGACGGATCTGAAGTAGATCTGAGTTTGTTCTCTCCAGAAGCAGCAGTAATAGTTAATCCACTAATTGCCGCACCAGTTCCAGCAGATGTGATATAGGAAAATTGTTCGCCTTGAACAAAAGAACCACTTTTTAGTTCTACATCAGCTGATCCAGAAATATATGCGCTAGCGCCAGTTGTTTCCTCAAACCTAACGTCAATAATATTTGCTCTTGAACCAGTATTTAAACCAACTACATCCAATCCATTAGCAAGAGTTGATAATCCTGTGTTACCAGTAAAATCAACACGGAATTGATCTGGACCAAAAACTTGATGACCAATTGGAAACTTTACACCAATATCACCATTTACTTCTTTATCGACAAGAATTCTTTGCTTGTCGTCAAAGACCATAGCATAATCCCAAGTAGCAACAGCATCGCCATTAGCATCAATTTTGTCTCTATAAGTAACACCAGTGACATAGTTTTTATCACCGAACTTAAAGATGTGTTTGCCAGGATTGTTTGGTCTTATAATAACCAAACGAAGGTTATCACCAACAACCGATGCGTCTGGTGGTAGTGAGATGGGATTGTCTTCTACATAATCACCACCAGAAACAATTAACGTTTCTTTGACACCAGGAGTAGACCATGCAATTTGTGCTGCCTTCTTAATGGTTCTAACAGGAGCAACAGCAGAACGACCATCATTTAGATCGGAACCAATTTGTTCTGAAACATAAACACGACCACCAACGTCATTTGTTGCTAGGTTAAGTACATATTCAGTAGTAGCAATTTTGTCGGATCTATCTCCTAGAAGAGGAGTAATAGAACGAGGATATACACCTGCGTCTCCGGTATCATTATATCTAAATTCTTCTTCATTAATTACACGAAAACCAACATGCTTGAAGTTAACTTCGCCATTTGCAACAATACCATCAACATGCTCTGGACCGCTAGGTCCAGTTTCTCCAGCATTTAGTGCCTGATAAACATTTGAACCAAAATATCTAAATGAATTTTCCTGAAGAATAATATTTGGTGCCCATAAAGTACCAGTATTATTTTGATATGTTTTTAAGTTGGGCGCTCTAAAATTTGTATCTGGAGTGATAAAGTTGTCAATATCTAGGTTTAGAATTCTCGCCGTATCTGAAATGATAGACGTGGAAGTTCTAATAGCACCATTAATATCAAGTTCAAAGTCAACGGTATCAAGTGCGGATGTTGCTGCAGCACCAGAACCATTACCACCACTAATAACAACTTGAGGAGCAGTACTATAACCACTACCTGGGTTATTAACTGCAATGTTAATAACACGACCGTTGAAAATAAAGGCAGATGCTAAAGCTTGTGTGCCACCTTCGGGGGGTGCTGTGAGTTCTACTAATGGTGCGGCGGTATACCCAGAACCGGACTCGGTAATTGTGATAGTATTAACTCTTTGTCCAGTTCTGTTAATACCAACACGAGGTAAATCCGTTTCGGAATCTAGTTGAGTTCTTAAAATTTCTTTTTCAGATGATCCAGTACCACCTCTAATAGTGAGTTCATTATCACCAATAAGTTTTGGATTAACGCCTCTAATTTTTTCTTTATCTGAATTGATATGAAAACTCATGGTGCGTGCGCTCGTTCATCTTTCCTAGTTATTATTTAGCGAATTACGACCATGCGATAGATACAACATCTGTCATAGCAATCCATTTAATATTTGATGTTGTTCCTGCTCTTGTAGTATTATATGTGAAATTATTTACCGACCCTAAAGGAACAACATCCCAAGTTTCTCCTTCGGGAATATCATCTTTTATAGTTGTCTCTAAAGTTGACGAAATAGATACTGCACCGGATCCATTACAAAATACAGCACTTTCTAATTTTTTTGCGAATAATGTTCCGTTGGGATTTACAGCAATAATCTGACCAGTAATAAAATTTATCGTGTTATTTTCAATATTGATTAATGTTCCAACATCATCTAATTGCAAGGAACCACTGTTAGCTCCACGTAAAATATATTTTACTGATTTGGAATCGGCATAAAAAGAATTTTTTATTTCTAAAGAATTTAATTCTTTAGCATTTTTATCTTTATCAATTATTGTTGTTTGATCAATAGAAAATCCACCAAGTGAATCAAACTCTCTTAAATTAACAGGCATTTTACTTGAGGGCGTGTGTGACTACAGTAAATTCTACGGAACTACCAACTAAATGATCATTGGTTAAAGTTACAGTTGCACGTACTTCATTTTCATCAGTAAAATCAAATGTAGTTGTGAAACCATCCTGAGAACTATTTAGACCACCGTATTCGTTATTGTAAATGTCGGTAGTGCTTTTATTGATAATTCCATATTCCATCATCGACTTATTTCCTGTTGCAGTATTCTTTGAAAGAATTGTACAACGGCAACCATTAGCAGTAACTGTACTGTAAAGAACAGCACTTCCAATTTCAGATGAACCTTTGACTAAAGTAATTTTTTTAGTTGAAATTATATAATCTGCTAATTCAAATTCTTTTAGTTCAGAATCAAAAATTTTAACACCATCATACACTCCAGTACCAAATCCAATATTATAAAAAATATCACCAGTGTCTTGGAATCTTAAAATTGGATCGACATTTAATCCAGATGATAGACCTAACTCTAATGCTGGTTTATTACTATGAATAAATGTTTTTGTCGTATCAGTGTTATCAATAGTTGTTGATGCATTATCAAGTGTTAGAAGAGATGAAGTTAGTTCAAACTCATTACTGGTTACAGATCTGATAGTATCAACTGTGTCAAAATCAAGTGCTGTTGCTGTGAGTCTTAACGTATTGTTATTGTCATTATAAAAATATAAAATATTTTCATTTGATCCTGGAGAAAGTTCTGGTATAATATAAGTATTCTGATCAACGTCTTTGACGCCACCAAGAGAACCCCAGTTGACTCCATCATAACCTTCAAACTGAAGAGCAGATGTATTGAAACGAACAGAACCCTGATCAGGTGATCCCCTATCAGCATCCGCTCCAGATGGAAGAACCAGTGTTGTATTAGTATCAATTTTTACTTTTTTGCCACTGTTTGGCGCTATTAAAATATCACTGATAACAGAAGAGATTATATTTTCTGAAAGTTTTAAGTCATTGTTAATGACAATAGGACTAGAACCTGTTGGATCAATTCTAACCTCTTCAATATCTTCAAATACAATAGGTGCTACAGCTAATTGACTATAAACTAGTGTGGCATTGCCATTTAAAAAATTGCTTCCTGATATATCAACTGGAGGTGATCCTGGTCCGCCTGTAGTACCGTCTACAATAACTTCGTATAAGTTGTTCTTCCACTTTAAATAATCTCCAGCAACAACAGGAGTATTTGCATTCCAGTTAACAAAATTTGGCGCTGACGTATTAACAGAACTTTGCTTCTTCACATTCACAAATTCTAAAGAATTTGGTGTAACGTTTATAGTGTTAATATCATCATTAATAAAATATAAAGTATTGTCGTTTGCGCCAACAGTTTCTTCTGCTTTAATATAGGTGTTACCGTCTTGGTCTCTAACACCTCCAAGAGAAGACCATGCAGTTGTTGTTGCGTTATAACCTTCATACTGCTGACTTTCTGTATTGAATCGGATCGATCCATTTTCAGCTAATAATGTTGGTCTCTCTGCTGTAGTACCAAAAGGAATATTTAAAGATGTAGTTGTTGGAATTTTTACTACTTGATCTACTGCTGGTATAATATTAATATCAAAACCAGCTTTTGATGAAATCGTATCTTCTTCTAAATGTAATTTTTCGTTAAATTCTGCGTAAGAAGATGTTTTAAAATATCCAGCACTATCGATGTTACCATCAGTATCGATAGTAATTTTATCTTTAAACGCAATATCTGTGGAAGTTATAATTAAAGAATCTATAGCAGTAATTGTAACATCTGTAGCAGAAGTAATTTCTGGTACATTAATATCTGTTGCTATGATGCTATCGGCAGTTAAAGTTCCGGTGAGAGTTTGATCTACTGTATTAACTTGAGAACTTACTAGTGTAGGAATTGATACAGTTGAATTTTCTACATCTGTGTTGAAAATATTTGATGATGTTACGCTAATTACATTAAGTAATAAACCAGAACCAAATGTTCTTGGATTGTTAGCATCAATAGTAATTGATGCTTCTTGGTTATCTACCCCACCCATGTTTTGGTGGTTAGTACAATAATAATATAATGGACTAGGGGTATTTTCTGTAACACTAATAGTTAAATCTGTTCCTACTCTAGTTACACCTTCTGTATATTCACCGCCTGTAAAGGTTGCGCTAATTGCTCCAGTAACTGTGGCATTTCCCGATAATGTAATTTGAGTTGGTCCATCTACACTAACAACAATTAAAGAATCTGGAATAGATCCAGCACCTTCAGTAGTCACTAGCATTCCTGCTAAAATACCTGTAGTGGAATTTAGCGTCATAACTGGAGATGCTGCAGTTACTGACCCAGTTACCGCAGATACTAAACTTGGGGAATATATTCCATCTCTAAATGCACTTAATGTAAATGGGTGATCAGATGGATATGAAATTACAATCGTATCTCCAACATAAAAAGTTAGATTTGGTGTTGTAACTCCACCAATTTGATATCTATTTTCAGAAGTGGCAGCACTGATTGGATACGCATTTGAACCATCTTTTACCAAACTTGTGGATTGAAATTGTCCACCATCAGCAACAACTATAGAAGTAATATTTGAACCATCGTCAATAACTGACAATACATCAACTAATGTTCCGTCACTTGATACACTTGTTACAGTTGCTACAGTATTTCCACTGGCACCAATAGAAGCGCCACTAAATGTTACTGTATCATTTTCCTGGTAATTGTATCCTCCATCATCTGGGGTTATAGTAGCAGAGATTACTTCACCATTTTCGTCAAAAGAAATATCAAATAATCCTCCAACACCATTTCCTGATGTTGAAGTTGGTGATATATTTGATAGTGAACTATCAGCAGTTCCTCCAGTAGAAGCAGTTGTAACTTCTGTATCTCCAATTACTCCTCCTTGTATTTGAACTTGATCTGATGTAGTTAACGCACCGAGAGAAATTGCTGGATTGAAAGTTAATGATTCTACCGAAACACTAGTTGCAGTATAACTAATATTTTGAATTAAGTTTGCTGGATTTGTAGATAAAATATCACCTACAGCATATCCAACTCCACCATCTGTTATAGTAACTGAGCTAACAGATCCTAACGATGAAATCGTATATACAAGATTTGGTGATGGTTGACCATACGGGGGAGTTATAGTTACTGTAATGGAACCAGCAGTTGTTGGAGTATCAGATAAAGTTAAAATGTAATCTCCACTGTCTCCATCAATACTTAAGCTAATTGTTGTATTAGCAGCAAGAACAGCAGTTCCACCAGTTTTTGTTATAGTAGAACCGCCAACAAATTGATTATATTGTGCTTCTGTTATAACAATTATAGTAGATGGTTCTCCTTCTTCGGTAGCAATTGTTAATGAAACCCCAGTTACTTCTGTCTTAAGACTGAGAGTTTCTCCTACCAGATATCCACTTCCTTTAGAATCGAAAACTAGAGTACTTGTGTCAATACTACTCGGATTATTTGAAATAACAAATGTTGCTCCACTTCCTCCACTTGTTTGAGTGATGTCATTTTCATCAATATATGACATCGTGCTGTTATCTGGAGAGAGCACATCTCCATTTAAATATCCAGAACCAGATTGTGAAATTGTAATTTCCGTGACAGATCCTGAACTGTCTACAACTACGGTTGCTACAGCTCCTGAACCATTTCCTCCAGTAAGACTTACATCATCATAACTATTTTCTTCATATCCGCTTCCGGCATTACTTACAGATCCTTCAATATTTGGAACTGTGAAATTAATTGATGTAGAGTTTTCTGGAGCAGACCCACCAGTAAGTGTAGCACCAAAATACTGACCAGATGTTAATCCCGAAGCGTTTGTAGTTACTGAACCCAAAAATGCTTCTACTACAATTGTAGATTCTGATCCACTACCACTGCCACCAGAAAGAGGAACTTCTGTATATGATCCTGCTCCGTACCCACTTCCTGCAGTAGAAATTTGAGTTCCTGTAGTATCTAATTCATTTTTAATGACATATAAGTCATTATACGCACTAACTTGAGAACTTGAATATTCAAAGATCTTTCTTGATCCAGAAACAAAAGAAAGAATATTTAAATCTGACTTAAATAAACCAAGAGAATTATCGCTTATAAAAGATAATGATGGTATATTTTTAGATCCATCTCCAAGTTTTAAATTTCCTGTGGATAAATCGGAACCACCAGCGGCAATGTTGAATACTTGAGATCCAATATCATTAATTTTATTCCTTTGTTGTTCAAAGGTATCTGTTCTAGCGACATTAATTGCTGGCATTTTTTATTAGCTCTCTAAGTAGGGATTTGATTTCAGAGACTTCATCCTTCAACATATTTATGTCTTCTAACGCGGAACCAAGGTGTTTTGATTTGCGTCTAGATTCTATGGCAGAATCGTCCAAACTGATGATGGCACCTGTGGTCTCATCTCTGACGAGACCATCATGACCTTCTACTTTAATATAACTCATATGCGGAAATTAGAATGCTGCTACTGCTCGAATGTCTTGAATCTTGGGAACAAATGATGGATCGACTCCTTTCATAATAATTTTAACCGCAAAGGATGAGAACTCTGGGAGATTTGACACACTGTAAGTAATATCCTGATAAGATGATTGTTTTTCTACTATCGAAGAAATTGTATTTTCTGGAGTAGCAATCACTAGTGAATCTGGAGATCCATCTTCATTAAAGTATGTCCAATTAACATCTTCAAAGTTTTCTTGACTCGAAGATTTTTTAAATTTGTAAAGAACTTGAACATCATTAATATCCTTAGAATTTAATGTCAAGTGAACATCAATAGCAGTTGCTGGATTGTTAATTACAACTTCCTTTGTAACATATTTTGCTACAGTAGAACTGTTCTTAGAAGTATTGTCGGAAACATATGTTATTCCGTTGGCATAAGTTATTGCTTTAATTTCCAAGAATCTTGCTTCATCATCTACTTGATTCGGATACTTCAAGAAGTCTCCTACTCTAAAGATATCGGCAAGTTGATCATTCACATCAGAATTTCTATTGAATATTAAATTGTCAGTAATTCTTCCTGTGAAATCATCTGCTAGTGGTTGTGTGTCGTTTCTAACTTCTAGTTTCTGAGTCTTGTTATTCCAAATAACCGCACTTCCAGTAATAATATTATCATACGATTCTAGAATTACGGATGGATTTCTTGCAACCATAGTTGCTGAATCTGGAATATCAAGGAATACTTCAACTGGGTTTGTAGAAATAGTAGCAGCTGGTACAACTACACCATTAACAGTTTCAATTAACGTTGGTTGATTTCCTAACGTAACTCTTTCTCCTCTCTTGAAGAACTGACTTGTCTTGAGTCTCACCCAAACTGTAGAACCTTCAACTTTAGCAATAGTGCCAACTGCTTTTGAAGTATATCCTTCAATAGCTTGATTGTTTTGGATTTGACTGCCACTAGTATTTCCTATATTAAACTTATAGATCGGGTAGAACTCAATAATTTGATCTCTTCTTCCATATCTATCTTCTTGTCCAGTAGCAGATTCGATTCTGTTTGATACAGTTTTGACACTTGCCGTAGAAAGATCAACTACTGGAGAAAGATAAGAAACGGTAGATGAAAGAGATAACTTATACGTTAATGAAGTAACATTATTCAATGTTTCATTAATATCAGAAGCAATAAACTTTTGATTTGTAAAATAATGTGGTTCATTCAAAAATGTCTTTTCATAATCTGTTTGGGAATATGATGTATAATTATTGGTCAGGGAATCCACAGGAACAACATTTGTTGTTTTAATCGAAGAACTCAACTTAGTTCCACTAAATGATAAACATTGAATTTGTGGATATAAAATTTCATATTTTCTATTGTAAGTAGCATATACTACTTCACCACCACCTTCAATGTTTCCAGAAGCAGCAATATTTGATGTGATATTATAAGTGTCAATTCCACTATTTGTAATTTGGAATAACTTGCTATTTAAAACATCAGAAGTTACACCGCCAGTTTCGACAGCACCTTTGAAGAAAACATAAGAAGATCCAGAAGTTTCAAATCCATTATCTCTATGTGATACTTGAATAATGTTGTTGTTGTTTCTAAAGAGTTTTGAAGTCGCGTTTGTGTTAGATGTAGCGTTAGTATTGAATGGGTTCTTGGCCAACAATTCGTAACCTAAAGATTCATTTGTTAATATCAACTCTGCAGTTTTAGCGATATTAAATTCTGCTCTGTATAGAGTAAATTTGACATCTTCAAAATTATCTTCTGTCCAGTTATCTACATTTTGTGATCTGTATACTGAACCGAGAGAAGGTTGTGTCGTAATAACAGTACTTGTGGCGACATCAACTTCCCCAAGTCTAGATACCCAAAGTTCATAATCAGTTGAGTCAGTTTCAATTGCCATAGCATACTCGGTATCATTCTGTAGATATACCGGATGCTCAAATTCAAAATGTGATGGAACAGTAGAATCTGTGAGACCGCTCTGGTCCACTGCTACGCCCATTCTAACAGCAGGACTATCAATCTCTATCTCAGTTTCAATTGTCGCTCCTCCAGCGCCGTTACCGATGCCTTTGATGACTACAGATGGTGGTTCTGTATATCCAAATCCATTCAAACTAATTTCTGTATTATAAAGTTTGCCATCGGATACCTCCACACCAGCAGTAGCAACAGATCCACCAGGAAGTTGTGGACTTTCAATAGTTAAAATTGCGTTGGTGTAATTTTGACCAGTAGATGTAATTCTAATATTTGAAACCTTGCCACTATCTTTAGCAACAGTCAGAACGCCAGATTCTCCCTCAGTGTTGTTTCTGAGAGTTACTGACGGAACTGAAAGTTGCTCGTTTTGATTAAACGAACGACCATTATGGTTACTTAAAACGAGAGTATATACTTGCTCATTTGTTAATAAGAATCTACCAGAAGAAGATGGAACTAAATCAACACCATTCTTGTCAATAATTTTTTCAACTGGACCACTTGCAGCAGAAGTAGTTCCCGTTACATTTTCACCTTTAGTAATATAAACATTTCCATTTGTGAAAAATTTGATATACGTAAATGGAGATAGGATTTTTTCTGTTCCAGGAATAATATTTTTACCTGGTTTGTCCGAATCTACATTAGTTAAGTATACTTTGACAGGAACCTTATTGCTTTTTTTGCTGAAGTAAAGATCGATACCTGTGGTAAATACTCCACCATCATAGTTTTCAATTTTAAACGTTTGAGCAAGTGGATTTGGTCTTACTGGATTGTCGGTATTGCTATCAACAAACTGAACACCTTCATTTGCCTTAAAGAAAGATGGTTTAGTGGAAATAACACTGACAGGATTTTCTGGTAGAATACCAGTAGCATAGTACTTAACTTCAGCATACGTAGATACTGTTAGTTTATCAGCATCGCTATCGCTCGAAGTAAATCTAAACGTTTTAACTCCTGTTGTAACTCTTATTTCTTCAGATTCTGTATCGTAATCAACCGTATCAACATCGCCACTCCATGTAGCATTTTGTCTAGGAGCAAAACCTGCAGGTAATAAAATTAATCCACTAGCATTGCCGTCATTGTCTGTGGTTACAGTGCCATTAAAAGCTGACAATGAATTACCAGCGATGCCAGTAAATCTAAGATCTGGATTTACCCAACGACTAATATCTCTACCCTCTAAGAATACCGAAATATTGGTATTTGGTTTTAGTCTGCTAATTACAAACTTAACTGGTTGACTTCTGGCAAAGAATTGTAATGATGTGGATACAGAGTTACCTCTAACAATAGAAGATTGTACTCCTTTAGCAACATCATTGTTCTGTGGACTAATGTTTGAAGAACTTGAAATAGAAGCATTACTTACAGAAGACTGAGATTCCAAGGAATTAATCTGTCCCAGAGAATTAATAGATGTAAATGACGGAGAAGATCCGACCCAGTTAACAACAAAAGAATTGTATAAACTTGAGAAACTTTCTCTTACATCTTGCTTGGCAATAAAAATTTTATACAGATCAGTATTTGTGTCTACCACGAGGGGTTCTACTGATTGATCATACCATTGATCAATATTTGGAGATACAGTAGCATCACCAACATATTGTAAAACAACAAATGGGTTTGGATTTAGTGTTTTTGAAGCAAAACTATTACCCAATAAATTTAAACTGGTATAAGGTAGTGTAATAATATCACCAGATTTTTTATAACCAGAAACAAATCTTTGATCTTCTCTAGTATTAACTTCTTTTAGGAAAAGAGAATCTTCTTTAGATTGTGGACGCAAGACTGATTGTTGTGAATCAACAGCACATTGATAATCAAGCGATATAAGATTTCCTGACTTGTGAGATTCAAAATTATCAACTAAGAAACCTGATTTAAATCTGTCTAAACCTATTTCATCTTTTACTTGCATGTTTAGAGCTTGCTGCTCTAGAATGCTTAGTGTGGTATAATACTCAAGACGCTCAATACGCTTCTCTAGTTTGCCGATGTCACGCATCGTATAGCGGCGATTATCAACAGAAGTAATTCTTACATCTTTGCTAGTTTGCGTAAATGCGGGAATGTAAGCATAAAATAAAGCAATCGCATCATCAATTGGATCTGGTTTGGTTGGATTCAGTGAAGAATTTCCTTCTTTTACAATAAAGTTTCCATTTTTGTTTAAGAAAATTCCATCAATTCTATCAAGATACTGTACTTGACTAAAAGACATTGTATATTCTAAACCAAGATCTGGAGCTGGTGTAGCAGCAATTACAGATCCTACTCCGGCAAACTTACCTATACTTTCAGAAAGAGAAGACTGATCTTGGAAACCAGCAATAAATGATGTAGAATCAACTTTAGGTCTGAAGTCTAACAAATTTTTCAGATTTACAATGCCATATACAGAAGAATTAAAAGAAGGAATAAGATCTTCAGTTACACCTGCTTCATGAATATAACTATCAATTGTACAGAAATCTCCTTGTGATTGTTCAAAGTAATCGAAAGCAATTACAAGTTGACCTGTAGTTTGTTCTTTACCTGGTTTTAATACAATACGAGAAACATCATATACAGTATCTCTCTGACCATTGTCAAACGTAAATCTATCAGTTACATCTATTCCAGAAATTAATTTTCCTGAAGTGTCAACAGTTGGTGGTTGTGTTGCACTACCTTCGTAGACATATTTTAGTTTGTAGGCATCTGAATACGAAATAGTTTCGACAACATCACTATCGTAATTGGTTCCTCTAAACGGGATTACACGATCTCCAGAAGAAGTAACAACAATTCTTCTATTTTCGATAGAAGTTTTTAATCTAGGTTTAGCATTTGAAACTTCTAAAGTTGCGGATAGTTTTAATTTAGGGAATGTGCCATTTACTGGAATAGTTCCAAAGTATGTTGTCGGTAGATTGAGACTAATACTACCAGATGTCAGTCCACTTGCTGTATCAGTTGCAGAACTAATGTCTACAGAATCTACATCAACGTAAACGATATCACCTTTACTAATATTTGGAGCATCACCTGGATCTAATACTGTAATAATATAATTCTCTTCAGTAAAAGTAGCAAACCTTTGTGTGCCAAATGGCAACTGAGCAGCAAAGGTAATTGTGCCACCAGAAGTAGACGCTGTAGTTACAAAATCTCTACGGAAAAAATACTTGATATTTGTTTGTTCTGGTGTGCTAGAAACTTTTTTAATTTGATTGCTTCCTGTTGGGAATAGTAAAGTTCCTAAGTTAGCATTTTCCACCCTTGGACGTAATCTAACAATACTAGTATTAGTTACATTGCCGGGAAGAACCGTGTCCATGTATACTCTAGACTTAGCAGATCCTTGTCTTTGAGTAGCATATTGTACAACAGCACGAACTAATGTATTGCTCTCATCAGAAAACTGAATAACATCTCCTTGCTGTAGTAAAATACTTGCATCAGCATTAAAACTAGTAGATTCTATAAAGTTGTAACCTTTAGAACCGAAGAAAGTAAAATCGGTTACTGATTTAATTTCAGCATATGATTGATCATCTGTAACTAAGTCTGCGGTAAAAATATTAGCATTACCAGATCCATATTGTGATGTTACAGATTTTACATTTTGTGGTGTATAAGTTGTTACAGCATTTCTAGTTAAGACAGGTAGAATAACAGCACTAACACTAGGGTTAGCAGCTCCTTCTGGTTGCTTAACAGACACTGATGGTGGTTGAGAATACTCTATAGATAGAGCAGACTTATTATTAATTTGAATTGTGTAGAACGAACCGTTTGTTAAACGCATCAATTCTGCTGCAGCAGCATCGTATTCTACGCCATTAATAACAATAGTAGAACCATCAGCATATCCAAGACCACGATTAACTACAATAAATTTAGAAATTGTGTTATCTGTAGCAATTTTATTTGTAACCCCAGATTCATCTCTGATGGATTCTCCTGAAGTAAATTTGCCGGAAAGAGTTTTTACGAATAAGATATTGCCAATTGAATATGTTCCAGAAGGTGCTCCTTCAACAACTCCATAAGCACCACTAGTTAATCCAACAACATACTTACCAATTCCAAAACTATTATTTTGTGGAGTAGTTTCTAGTAGTAATTTTGTATAAAATTCAGGATCAAAGTAAGAAAGACCAAAAATAGCATTGTATGTATCACCACCTTCTGCTAATTTTCCTTTAGATAAAATAATATCAGAATCTGAATTAAAACCAAGACCTCTATTCTTGAGGAAATAGTTGCTTGGTTTTGCTCTACCAACTAAAGGTGTGATAGTTTCACTATAGTCGATGATATATCCCAATTCATTGTTATCAGTCGCAGCATCTGCTGCTGATAAGAATAGATTTCTTTGGTAGTTATTGTCTCCTGGATCATATTCCAACATCAATAATTCAATGTCTTCTTTCTCTCCAACTACTGTCAATTCTAAGAACAGAACAGACTCATTAGAATTAAGTAATGGTTTGTTTACTTTAGCAAAAGATAAAGACTTTAATGTTCCTGTTGTAAGGGCATTACCAGAATCATCTCTAGTTTTAATAAAATACAAATCTGCTAAATTAGCAAATGTGCCATCTGTAATTGATGCTAAAGTAGTAGTGGTATTTGTTACATTAATAGTAATTGTTTTAATACCGTCATTACTTGATAATGTGGTTCCTCTTTTGTTTAAGGTTTGTCTATGGTCTGTAGATTTTTCTGTTCCATTAAGACCGATAGATCCATCATTATAAGTAGCAAACAAATTAACATATGGATATGCTGTTAGATCTCCGCCTTCCTTGTTTAAGGGAACACTTCCATATGTGTTGGTAATATTAAACGTTGGGAGTCCTTTAGTTTTTAGTGTGACGTTATCACTTGAGAGTGATTCTCTTGCTTTACTAATTTCTAAATATTTTGTCTCTTTATTGACAATTTCGTATCCTCTAATATATGCTTTACCTGGTCCAATACCAGCAAGCATCTTTCTGCTTGCTTCTGACTCGGTTAATCCATTATATGATCCAAATTCATCAACTTTATAGACACCGCCATTTTTATCTTTCTGAGCATATTCTCTAATGTCTACAGAAAAATTGTTGACAATATAATCGCCACTTTCATCAAAAGTTCTTCTAGCAAGCGTCTGCTCAATCAAACTATAGTTTGTGGGAGATACTTTTTTCTGTACTAATCCTTTGTATACTGTAATAAGTTGAATAAAATTCTTATCTGTTGCTTCAGATAGTTTGAATTTTTTTATAGTTAAACTGATCTTAAGTCTATGTGCTCCAGGAGCAGAATAGTTTGCAGATCCAATAGAATTGTCATATAGAGATGCATCTTCTTCTGGAGTAACAACTTCTTCAACGATAGTAAATCCAACCTTTGCCGATGGATTGTTGTAATAGTCGTCTATTACTAAAAGTTGCTTTTCATTTCTGACAAAATATCCATTCACAAAATAGATGCCTTCTTCCACTTTTACAGCAGAAGCATACCCCATGGCAGGGCTTTCTAGTGGAGTAGATTCATCTGTATCTGGATTTATAATTTGGATACTAGTTGGAAGAACACTTCCATCGGTTCCAACGACTAGCAATGGAGTATTAACACCGTCTACTACTTCAAGCGTTTCTCCTTGACGAAATGTACTATCTAAATTGGAATTACCACTACTTAGATAATTTACATATACTGTATCGGCAGTAGAATCTGTTGCTAACTTTGTTTCTAAAACATTAGCAACAACTCCAGAACTCAAACCTCGGATTTGTGATCCAATAAGTTGACTAATATCATATTTTTTATATACGATATTATTATTGCCATCATTGATAGCAACTTCTGATACAGAAGACAACTTTACATAATCTAGTTTAGTGTTAAGACCAACTTCTCCAGGGACAACTAAGTCTCCTTGTTTGAAAGCGTACTTACCAAAACTTTCAACCTGATTCTGTAGAATAGATTGTATTTGTGTTAATTCTCTAGTCTGGATAGAATACCCAGGACGGAAAAGAATCTTATAGAAATTCTTGCTCGCGTCGAAGTCCTCGTAATAAGGATTTACATTAAGGTTTGTCTTCTGTGGCATCGTTTTCCGCCAAATACTAGCATTCTTTGTCCTTAGTATTTATAGAGATAAAAAAAATCCCCTGAGATATCTCAGAGGATTTGAAGTTATTTATTTGTGATCAGAATTCGATAACCAACTTGATATCTTCAATCTGGTCAGGAGCACGGGTGATCAAACGACGATTTTCTTGGTAAATGATATCGCCAGAGTTGTTTTCAATTTCAGGAGCAGCAAGACCAGATGTGAAAGCAACACCTAGAAGTGTGCTTGCGTATGTTGTATCAACATTACCTGCCGCTGCTGATAGAACACCGGAAATAGCGTTTGATCCATTGCTCTCAAATGCTCTTACAACACCCTGGTCTGTGTGGGCATCATTTGTTTGGATATACTTAAGAACACCTGCTGTGGAAGAACCACTATCTAGTGTCCAAGAAACTACAGTTCCTCTCGCAGTACCATCTGTTACCGTTTGAGAGATCTGCTCATCAGGAATGAAATCTGCGGTAGCACCAGTAATTTTAACTGATCTTAGACCACTAAGAGTGTCTGCAGTTGAGAACGTAGTAGTTCCCCAGTTGTATGGATCCTTAATGATTCCAATACGACGGAAGTCGTTATCAACAGGGAAGTCACCAGAACCTTCTGCGTAAGTTAGACGAATATTCGTCATGACGCGCTTACCATTGAGTTCTAGCTCGTGGTCAAAACCATGACCGCCTTGTGGAGGCATTACAACTTCGATAGCACCAACACCATTTGCAGGTGTCGCAACTCCTGTAGTTAAACCAGCATCAGAGAAGAGGTTGCCATTTCCTAAAAGAACGTTAGCATATGTATAACCTGATCCTCTTGCTTGGACACTAGCAGAAGTAATAGTGCCGGAACCGTCTGTAGCAAACTCAATTACTCCACCAGTTCCATCACCCTTGATGCTAGTGAATAGTGTTTGCGAAGCAGGTAGGTTAGCACCACCATCTTCAATAAGAGCAACATCAATTGCTCCGGCAACAGCAGCACCAGTAACAGCAGTACGGGTATTGTTTGCAGGAAGAACGATTGGCATGAAGTCCGAAGAAAGGAATCTTAGAACATCATCGGTTGGCATGGTATACATGTACTTCCAGATGTATCCAGCACCAGATGTCTCGGTATAAAGACCAGTTGCAGAAGCATAGTTGCCACCAGCAGTTTTTGGTTCTTCAGTTGCGTTTTGTCCAGTTGGATTCGCAACATTTTCGCCGTTATATAAGCACTTAAATACTTCATAATCCGAGTTCATTAGGTAGAACTTGGCATCAGAGATACTTGTCTGGTTTGTACCTGTTTGCTTACCAACTTGACCACCGCCACCAGGAGTAGCAGAGTAATCAGGTTTCCACATATCAAATTTAGGGTTCGCAACTAAATCCCAATTGTAACGACGGATAACTGTTCTTGCAAAGGCATCAGTAATACGCTTCGCAGCAATGAGTTCGTCATATACAGCAATTTTTTCTCTCTGATTATCTAAAGGAAGAGGCGGAACATCTTCTGTTGCGTAACGATAAACGCCGGATTTTGCTACAGCACCAGTATCGCTAGAACCAGCGTCAGAAGTTTCTTTTAGATCTGAACCAATGGGGGGAACGGAATTTGTGCCGTTGCTGCCAAAAACGTCGGTAAGAAGGAGGGCACTATCATAAACTGCAGCAACGGTGGCACGGAAAGCAGTTGAACCATATGTTCCAACATATACTTCATTTCCGACAGTGAAGTTAGTACTTCCTTTGGAATATACTTCTAGATATGCTTTCCATGCTTGAGGACGCCCAACAAAGAAATACATTCTTGTGCGCTCGGCACTTGTTTCACTGGGTCCTTCTGTCAAGGATTCCAGGAATTGCTTCGCGTTAAAAATACGAAACTTATCAGAGATAATAGCAGCCATTGGTTTTCTGTTCCGACGTAGGGTTTGTGCCTGAGTTATTTATATTTATACCGTTATTTATGAAATTGTAAACGGAACCAATTCTTCAGCAGAATTGATTGAATTTGGTCCACTATAGAGAGTACAACCATCAAATTGGGTTTCTGTTTTACTTGTGTATTGGATTACAGTTCCTCCACTAGTAAACAAATATCCATTATTCGGGAAGTATGTTGTATCTTGTACAACAATTGAACCACCAATAGTTCCATTAGAAGAACTAATAGCAACTGGGTTTTGAATTGATGGAGGCATTAGAGTAAACTTATCGCCCACTAAAGTATAACTAGAATTTCCGCGTTCGGCAAAATCGTTTACTGTCAATGATGGATAATAACTAGTCAATTCTAAGATACTTAAACTAGAAACATTACATGCTCCATCATCAAATAAACCATCAAAATGTTTAATTGTGTGACCAAGATTTGTTTTTGTGTAGTTACCTACATATCCCGTATCTTCTCCAAATGTCCTGTTTGATATTAAGATCTCTGTGGTATTTCGCTGTGTAACATAATATCTACCATTGATATCAATTAAATCAACTTCCCCAATTCTTGTTTTAATTGGATCAACGACAAAAACACTTTCCTCGTATCCATCGACTGCTCCACTTGGAGGAGTGATGAGTAATACCTGCAACTCTTGCTTGGTTATATCAAGTTCTGATTGAACAGTTTGAATTGTATTTTTGAAGTTTGTTTGTCTGACTGATGTAGTAAATGACTGAATATTACTAGATGGTGTTTCTAGTTTGTAATTTACAACGGTTTCTACACTCGAAATAGATGCGACATTAAATTGTGGTTGAATATTCGCAATTGATTGTCTAGAAACTTTCTGAACTTTAACTGTTGGTGTTATAATTTGTTTTTGTGATTGACCTGCGGCAAACACTTTAGCACCAGCATTAATTGTAACCAGACTGGATTCAGACTCAACAACAGTGATACCACCATATGTCAAGGATACTGGATCTGGAATCTGTCGTAAGAATGTTCCAGCAATCCACTCTTGAGCAGTAGTATTCTCTTGACCTCTTTCTACATTTAAGAAACGATCATTAATCTTGCGGAAATATCGAACAATTTCTGTTCCAATAAGAAGATATCCATTGGTTTTAAATTTATCTGTATTACCAACATAAATGACGGTATCATTAATAGTTAATGTAGTATCTAAGAACGCACCAACTTCAAAATAATTGATGTTAGTAAGAGCAGTGTTGTTTATAACATTAGCAATACTAGAAGTTATTTCTCTTGCTGCTGATGTTGTCAGTGTGGAAGAAGAATCAATACCAACAATGTATGGAGTACTAATACGAACATTAATTACTGTTCCACCATGGAATGTGTCAACTGGTGCTGCTTGCTGCTCTGTATGGAAAGTAGTTAATACTTCATCAAGTTTTGCAGATAGATCTTCACTGACAGTTTCTTCAGCAGGAGTAATTATATCAATTAATTTGGTATCAATTATCAGAGGACTGTCAACTAAGGTTGAAGTAATAGCTTGAACACTTGCTGCCTGATTACTAATAACATCAATACTGGTAAAGATTACGCTCAGTCCTAAAGACTGCTCTAAATTCATTCTGGCATTGATTAGAGAAACTCCAATATCAGTTTCTTCTAGAACATCATAACGTCTGGCAACAACAACTTTTGGTGCTTTTGTATATCCAGACCCACCTTCGATTAGTTCTACACTAATAACCTGACCTTTACTGACAAGGACCTGTGCCCTGGCTCCACCGCCTTCTCCATTTTCAGGAATAAAATTAATTACTGGCGGAGTATAATATTGATAAGCAGTCGGTTGTGTGATGGGATCATAACTACGTTGATTCCAATCCAAATCTACAACAACACCATTTTCAATTTTAGCAACAATACTAAGACCTTCGCCTCTTGTTATTCCATTATATGCTTGAACTTCAACTTGACCAAAATAACTATTTGATACTTGCTGTTGACTTCTTTGTTCCTTACTTGTTAGTTTTGATGGGAGTTCTTTAATTTTTCTGAACTTATCTTCACCCTCAACTTTTATTAGACTATTGTTTGAAAGACTTATAAATGGATTTTTATATACTTTTCTCCAATAAGTACCACGCCAGTTTTGATCTATTCCTCTAAGAACAGATCTGCCATCATTATCAGTTTCATATACAATTGAAGAACCAGATGAATTTAATCCAACAATGGTATTAATTTCATACTTTCTTGCTATAGAGAAATATACATCTCTTCCCTGAATTAAATCACACTTATAACCAAACACTTTTAAACTTAGAGTTGATCCAGAAACTGTTGGATCACTAACTTGTCCAATTACATTATATGTTCCATCATCGTTAATTTGATAGGCATGAATTGGAGATCCTCTTCTAATACCCATCCATCTATTTCCTAAGAAATCGGAAAGACCTGACGTAATTTCTAAATTAATAACACCATTTAAGTAATATAGATCTGTATTGAAATCAAACAAATTCAGAACTTGTCCAACATCTCTACCATAAAGGTATCTCATGTCAACTTTCATCTGTTCTGTAATTGGAAATTTGAAGAATATATTGGGACCAGATACTGTATACGAATCAATGTTTTTCTGGAGAACCCCATCAATAAACACTAATAAGTAATCTGGTTCTTCAACATTAACAACTGTAAGATCTTCTAAATCAAGAATTAAGAATGGTCCTGTTCGGACATTATTAACCAAATTCTTATCTAGAGTCATTCTCTTATAATTTCCAACCACAATACCAACAACTTTCTCAACAGCTGTTGCTTCCCCTAATGTTCTGGCACCAGCATATTGATCCCAAATAGGAGCAATATCAAATTTAAGTTTGTTTGGAATTACTGTTCTATCGATATAATATGAATCATCTCCTGGATAATTTGCATTATACTTAGTCTCTTGTAATACAGCATTAATTGATAGTAATAGATTCTCATCTTGTTCTGTAACAACAGAACTTCCATCTTCCCAATATAATTCAAACTCTTTGGTTTCGCCGTCAATATAATCAGGAAGAGTTTTAGTAACTTCTAATTTGTTTAAAACATCGTCTAGGTTATTGTAAAGAGAATTAACAGATGAAATTACATCATTACATTCTTGTGATGGAAGTAATGGATCTGGCAATATATTATAGTTTGAATATGTAAGAGTAGCAGACCAATATCCAGGTTTGTTTGAATTGATGTTCACAATTTCTACTGCACCTGTTCCTTTAGCAATGATATCTTTTACGATATCAATCATAGTAGTAATTGTAGATTCAACATCGGCACATACAGGGAATTCTGAGTCTGCAAATACTGTATTATCTGCGTAGGGAGCAATACTAGTAAAAGTTCCACTTGTCAATGTATTCCGCATTGCCAGTATCATGAGATCTCTTAACCTCTCCCATGCTGCAACTGCGGCGGTAACTTCTAATCCAGTCAGATAAGTTAATTCTTCTCCATATGGATATCCGCGATTTGTGTAGTATAGTTGAGCAAATTCAACAATTTTAGCATTTCCACCAAATCTTAAGTGATAAACAATATCATCAATTAAAAATCCTAGATCTCTAGCACACTTTGCTTTGTCTGATACAGGTAGAGCATAGTTAGCATATACAAATTCACTTACCTCTTCCTGTAAATATTCTTTGTTGTTGGCAATTAGGGTTGAAGCATCATAGTAAGTTCCATTATTAATTCCACTGAAGAAGAAAGTTGCGCTATCAGTAGAAGCAAATGATAAAGGTACTTGTAAAATATCATTTGGATTTACTGAATAATCATCACCTGGTTGAACAGCACCAATACTAGATCCTAAAACTTCACTTCCAGAAGAAGATCCACTAAGGAAAGTGGTAGATGAAGATGCTCCACCGGCACCACCAGAGTTTGCTAGTGCTGGTTTTGATAAAGTTACTTGTGTTATGCTATCAATAGAAACAACAATTGTATCTGGACTATATGCTCTACCTGCACTAATCGTCATGCCGATAGCAATATTATTGGTATTGCTAACTGTGACTTCTTTAGAACCTTGAATGAAAACTACAGACTCTTCAACATAATCCCAATTTCGGATTGCCAAATTTGCTAGATTTGTAGCATATTTGAAAATTGATAAAGATTCTGCTGAATTGTTCTTGATATACTCTGAACTGGTAGCAAAAATATTTGCATAGTCTACGAGTTTGCTGTTTCCACCAAATCGAATATCATGTTGGTAGGCATCAAGAATGTAACCAATATCAATGGTATAATCATCTAATTTTGTACTCCAATCCAATGAACTGTAGTATTGCTTACCATAACCAATTGATTCCTCAATAATAAATTTCTTATTTCTATCAATTTGATTGGCAGCATCAATCCATGTTCCACTGCGCTGGAAAATATTTCTTAATTTTCTAAGATAACGAGTATTATACTGACTATCCTTAAAGTAGAAATTTCTTCCAACAAATTTTGTTCCTTTGTATTGAGATGTATCACCAACATTATTTCCTGTTAATTTATTTCCAGGACCTAAAGGAGGTGCGCTAAAAATAATATTATCTCCACTTACAGTATATGCAACTCCTGGTTCTTGTAAAATACCATCAAGAGTAACAATCAAACTTTCTACATTAACTGGAGTAAATGGTACTCCTGTATCGTCTAGTACCTGGAAAGATGTTGTTCCTTGTAACCTACCATCTGTATCAAAATACCCATCAAATGGAGCACTAAGAGTGAATGAGAAAGCACGAGTTTCATTAAAATTAAATTCTGAGGTAGCAGCAGAACCTTGACCATTACGTATTCTTGTGTTTTTAACAGTTTGAATAGTTTGAGTTGTTACTTGCTTTGTGCTTTCAACAGTAATCTTATTTTTATTTGGATCCCATAGTTGAATAATTGAGAAAGTGTCTGCCTTTTTTTCACCAGCAACTGGCATTTCAGATTGAGCAGTTGTTTCAATGTCAACTTGCCCAAATAATTTAAATCCAGCAGGGTGTGTGGTGGATTTGATTAAATCTCTCCACTGTTCAATAGAAGTTTTTGATTTGACAACGTAAGAGTAGTCTTGGTAAAAGAAACTATCAGTTAATTTTTGATTTGCTGCTCCAAGTCTTCCTTTATCTGAAGTATAGTAACCTAAGTTATCATACGAACCTTTAGTTGTTGTGCTGAATGTTGTAATAAATGCTTTCTTGACTATGCCAGAAGCACCAGATATGTAACCATCTACAGAAACATTTTCTCTAATAATACCAACAACTTTTTCAATTTTGATTAAATTTGATCCTTGTCTGTATTCAGAAACTATTGCTCTAGAAACTTCAACTCCATCAATTGTTTGAGTTAAAATTTCTCCTTTCTGATACACTCCATTGAAATTTTTCAATGCCAAAGTATACTTTGAAGTTACTGCTGATGATACAGTTTTATCTAAATGATAACCAGCTCCATTGTTTATGATCCTCACACTTTGAGGAATTCCAATACTTTCACTTTCAGCATACAAACTTACTGCAGATTCAATAATTATAATCTCAGGAGCATATGTGTAACCAACACCGGGATTTTTAACGGTAATTGAGAATAACTTACCATCACGTTGAATTACGTTAAAATCCGCACCGGTTCCATCAGAATTTGTAATAATAACTTTAGGATTTACGTAATTTGATCCAACGATATCGATATTGACACCAGTAATAATATTAGTAAATGTATCAAATAAAACTGTTGCCGATCCTCTATATGGTTCTGAAGGATCGCAACCTAAAATCAATGGAACTTTTTTGTAGTTTTGTCCTAAATTTATTACCTTAACACTGTTGATTTCACCAATAGCAAATTGACCACTAGTGGTATATGAAACAGATCCAGAACCATCCCAAAGAGGAGTACTTAAAACATCGTATACAAAACGATTTCTTGTAACATAGTTAAGTGTCTTTGTTCCTTGTAACGGATCATTGATAACTTGTAAATATGCTCCCTCTGAATTTACAATATTATTTTTGTCAAAATAATAGAAATTAAGGAAATCTGTTCCTACTTTAGTATCATAGTTATTTTGCTCTAAAGCAGGACCAAATCCAAATTTAACTGTTGTTGATGACCCAGAATTACCAGGTAAAATTGTAGTAGCAAGTTTTTCTGTAGTTAATAAATTATAACTCTTACTTGGACTCATATCAAAATATGTTCCAATCAGAGAAGAATGTGAAGTATCAAATACGTAATTATAAAACTCTTGTATATTAATATTTGGATTTGGTGTAAATGTAGTATTGTCTTCAGAAAATTCAAATTTAAAATCAATATCTCCAACAGAAACAATAGATATTAATCTTTGCTGACTGCTTTCATCAAAAAACGATGTGCTTAATGTTATTGCTTCTGCTTCTCTCTTGTCAATACTATAATCAAATACAATAGTAGCATTCTGAGTATCTAAATCATAAGATTGAATATACCCACTGCCATTAGCAGAAGTAATTTTAAAATTATTTGAAAAATTATATCTTGGTTTGTATAAAGAAAGAGACGCTTTATTATAATGATCTACCGCAGTAGTTCCTTCTCTAGATCGAATTACTGTTAATGTATTATTATTGATAGCAGAAATTTCTACGATCTCAGATCCAATGCTTACTAAATCTCCTGTGGCAAATCCTTTTGAGGTTTTAACTTCAATGGTAGTGGAGTTAAATGAGACACCTGCATGATCAACATATAATGCTAATCTAGAAGAACTTAAAGATGCTCCTGATCTTTGTAGTTGATCATCATCTACACCAAGATAATCTCCTCTTTGGTAATCAACACCACCATTTGTAATAGTGATACTATTAACGACTCCAGCATCAGATACTATAATGTCCGCAATAGCACCAGAACCAGAACCTCCTGTAATTGGAATATCGGTATATGTTCCTGCTGTATAATCTGCTCCACCATTTAAATTGGTAAATCTTCCAATACCATTAAAATTAATTGTTGTTGTATTGGACGGTGGTGTAAATGTTACTTGCTGATATAATCTTTTTCTGATATAATATGTTTTAGTTTTGGTAGCATCATCTGGAAATATGTTAATATCAACAGAGTCTCCAATTGCTAATCCATGATCTTCTGTAGTTTCTATTAAGACAACACTTTGATTTACTTCAAATGGTTCTAAGTTATCACTCAAAGAAACTAATGTAACAATTTTAGATCCAGATGTGTTGAAAAGATTATCTGACTGAAGGTAGTAATTGTCATCAACAATCCACACACCAGACAATACTTTGATGGTAACTGTATTCTGCCTACTAGTTCCTTCTAAAATTTCGGCAGTAGCAATAGGTGCGTTGACACCATCAGTTAAACTTAATATAGCACCTTTCGTGTAATTGCTATCTTGGTCTATAGTAAGAATAAAAGTTTTGATATCAGCAGAAAAAGTTCCGGTGTTATTAAAAGTTCCTATAACATTTTTAAGTACAATCAAGTTATCGTTGGTAACAGTTCCTACGATTGAACCAGATGCTCCACTTGCCGGTTGTCTTAATGTATCATCTACAAACAAGAAAGCATTTTGAATAGTTGTTAATTTTACAACTTTGTCTTCTTTACTTTGTAAGTAATTAACTCCTTTTCCTTTAACAGATGATACTAATGCATTAACATCTCTTCCCTCGGTTCCAATATTATTAAAGTATAGTTGTGAATTAACAGAGAAATTACTAGAAGAATTGTCAATAACGACGTTATCTACAGTTCCTGATCGTACTTCGGAAATAGTAGCTACTAATCCATCACCATTACCCAACATTCCAGGAGTAAAAAATCTTTTAGCATCTTTGGGAATATCGTTTTGATTAATTTTAGTAGTGTAATTACTATCTACTGGTAGAGAATAGAATTTGTCTCCTAAAACATATGGAAACTGTGGTACTTGACTACTATTAATAGTAATAAAATAAGCATATGTTCCATCAGGAAAATCTGGAGTGATGCAAAAACGACCGTTGTTCTCATCCAAAGATCCACTTTTATGAGAATAAACATAGTCATTGATAAAGGATCCTAATGGATACTCTACCGGTGAAGGTCCATCTTGCCTACTTCCAGACAAAGAATAACTAGAAGTCATTCTTACAATTGGAGAAATTTGATCTAGTGGATTCTCGTATCCAAATGGACCATAGATTGGGTTGCCATCATAAGCAAATCCCAAAATGGGAGAATGTGTTTTGTTTGTTGGTTCTGTATCTGCAGAATTTAAATTGTCGTTTAATTGAATTCTGAGTGCTTTTGGGTTAGCAACTTGACCATATCCATATTCAAGAACATTGTTTATGTTTTCAAATACATAACCATATTGTTTGTCTAAATTTGATTCTAAACTGACATAACGATTTTTATTCCACTCTTTTAACAATGGTGTTACTTCAGCACCAGATCCAACAGAAACAATTTCTACTTGAATATTTTGTTGAGTATATAATGAACCACCAGCAATTTTAGTAAATTCTACAATAGATCCGTCCCTATCAATTACTGTATTATATTCGGCAAATCTTCCTTTGCCAACACGATCAGTAATTCTTACAATAGGTGGTGTGGAATAAAATTTGCCAGGATTTTCAACGATTATACTAGTTACTTCTCCACCGGTTACAACTGCTCTAGCAACACCGTCTCTTCCAGAAGTAATCTCTACTTCAGGAGTAACTGGGAATGTGATGTCAGTATCAACAATGATACTATCAACAACTCTACCAACCATCTGTGCCCTTGCTCTTCCGGCAAGACCATCAACTACAACAAATGGAGGATTTACATATCCACGTCCTCTATTATCTACACGAATTTCTTCCAGTTTTCCAAAACGTAGACTTTCAGAATCTTTATATCCATAAATGGGAACACCATTTAATAAGATACCAACATCTCTTTTTTGTGTTTTATAAACTTCTGTTGTTGCTACAGGAGTTTTTCTAAGGATTCTAAGTATTTTTTGATCCTGGACAGGTTGTGTAACAATAGGACCGTCAAAAATGTTATGCGAAGGATAACTAGACGATGTTATATAGTAATACTGATCATCTGCAAAAATAGCAGACACATTATTAGAAATACCAGCAAGAGATTGTTCTACTGGTGTATTAGTACTCGATGTTACTGATGTTCCTGTATCCTTGATCCATCTAAGTTGATTGGTTCCGGTTAGAACAATTCTGGGGTCTGCTGTTTTAAAACCGGGTTCTGATACTTGTACAGCATCACCTGTGAATGAATACGGTTGAGAAACATCGGGCAAAGCATCATAAACAACACCAAAGGTTAGTAATGTAACATCAGAACCTTCAATTGTAACCGGTTTGTATACAAACTCACCTTGAGAATGCTCTACAGATAAACTTCTTTCGCTAATAATAAACTGAGTTACTGTCTTATCAGAAAACTTGATAATTTCATCACCAATTAAAATTTCTCCAATAGAACTCCACCCCATGGTAGAAAATACATTAACTCTATCGCCAACCCCAAAAGATGGTGCTATGCTACTTTCTAATTTTGTTTTTGTTGAAATTTGAAATTCGCCATTGACGGTTTCGGGAGCAACAACAATATTCCAGATTACTTCACCATCAATCGTACCTTGAGCAATAACGTTATCTACAGTAGCAGATGCATATCCATAATCATCTGTTGGAGACTGTACTATTTTCTTGCCAATTAGGTCTTTTGGATTTCCTGATACTACCTTTACCTTAAGAGCGTATACATTAATCCAATCAGATTCTGAGGATTTGTATGTAAATTCTCTTGGGTGATATACTTCTGGTTTGTTCTCTACATCATCTGATATAATAGTATTAAAAATAAATTTAATAGAATCATCAGTTCCTTTTGCTTTGTAGAACTTCTGAATATTTTTAATCAGAGTTCTCTTATCTACTTCCCCTCTAAGATACTTTTCAGGGAATGAACCAAGGTATTGGTTTTCAAAATTTCTTACAAAAGCATATAAGAATAGATTACTAATATTATATACTTCAGCACCTGCTAAATGCTCTGCTGCTGTTGTACTAGAAAAATTGGAAGAGTTGTATAGATCTCCTAACTTGGTATTTCCACTTACTCCTCTGGAGCATTTCTGTAATTGACTATCAGTGCGACTTTCGTAGAAAATAATTTCGTCATCAATTCTTACATACCCATTTTTCTCTGGAAAAGACTGAGCATCTACAAGATCAATAGTTGTATCACTAATACTAATATCAGAAGTAACAGTATCTTTTTGATTAAGTAAGTTTTTTTCGTAATAATCAATGTCGGCATACTTTTGGATGTTACTTAAAACATCTAAAGGACCACCTTGTACTTCCTGTGCTTCATAATACTTCTCTACAAACTTACCAAACAGTTCATATTCAGAAGAAATGAATTCTGGAAGTTGGGACTCAATTAGAGTAGAAATTCTCTTAGTCTTTACAGAAGGCATTTACTTTACTCTTTGTATGCAGTGAACGATGAATTGGCAACGTCAACGTCAAGGTATACCTCACGGAGTGCCTTGATATCATTAAGAAGTGGTTTTACTCTAACAGAAATGCGGTTGTCGAAGAATGATCCTTTTATGATAGTAAGAGCATACATTTTCAACTCACCTTTTTCATAATCAATATCTCCAACATTACTGTCTAGAACAACTTTTTCGCCGGTTACGCTATCTATTCTATATAGGACAATTTTGCTATCCCTATCTTCCAAATATACATCAAACGTAGGGTATTCTGTTACCCTAAAACCAGTTGATGACAGGGTAGGTTCTTCGCAATCTTTATCAAAAGCATTTTGAAAACATACTTCATAATAGAAAGTAGAATTGAGACTAGGATAAAAATCCTTCCTCATAGTTACTTCTGTTAAATTTGAATTGATTGCTGGGTCTGCATCATCAATAACGCTGACTAACTTACTAAATCTAAACTTGCCATTAAATTTTTCTATATCGGATACATCAAGATATGATTGTACGGAACCAATTACTTTGTCTCTGATTTGTGGTGGTTTTAAATCTGTTGATTCACCATTGTAAAAAATCTTGGAAGTTAACTCAACAAATAAAATTGATGGGTCTACAATAACGGGTCTAACAGAAGCAACCATATACTTCTTTAGATCTGAAATAATTTCTTGTTTTGTCAATGACGATAGAAAAGATGCGTCAGTTGGTTTCAATACAATAAAAACTTTACCATACTCAGGTGGATCTTGATCTTCGCCACCAAAAATAATAATATCACTTACTGATGGATATACTTTACGAATGATAGCAGAGTAATCTTGAGCAGTTACAGCACGATCCTGTGTGCCATACATTTTTGGAGCATTTGTCTTGATATTCTTAATAGACTCTTTTTCTTCTCCACCAGAAGAAGCTACTACATTAGTAATAATAGTACTAAAAGAGTTTGGCGATGCACCATTTTGATTTTCAATAACACCAGAAAACACAAATGTTCTAACACCATTAGACTCTGGTCCTGATGTTGTGATGTAAGATACTTCTACTCTAGATCCATTATCAACTTTCTTACCTAAAACACCATCACCCAATAAAATTTCGTATCTATCATCTTCAATCTCTTCAATGAAGAAAACTTTTGATGTAGAATCTACATTTAAAATATTATCGGCAACGAGATATGACTCGTTAAAATTACCACCAGAGGGATATACCTTTACTCTAATAGTATTAGTGTCAATGTTTTGGTTGTCAAGAACAAATTTTTGTGATTTTAATGATGTGTTAACAGTAAACGTGTTGAGAATCTGTGTTCCTTCTCTAACTTCAACATTATCAAATGTTGCAACGTCGTTAACTACTTGTCCTGTTACATCCTCTAATGTGATGTATTGATAAATGTTGTTGTCATATGAACTGATAAATCCTGTTCCTTTCTTCAGTAGGAGTTCAGTATCAGTTGTTGGTGACCCATAAGTTATATTAAAAGAAACATACGCAGTAGGAGAGGTGATACCTTTGGGTCTGTATCCTAATTGCTTCGCAATCGCTACTACGTTGTCTCTTAAGGTGGCAGAATCAATGAATAGTTCATTGACTACCAGATTAGCATTAAACGCCGTATAATACGTATTATAGGCAAGTGTGTCAATTAATGTTGATAGGACTGATCCATCAAAATCATAGTCAGTAAAATCTGACTGTGCTCTGATATATTCTTTCAGAGCAACTTTGATATCTTCAAAGTCTAAATTAGCAACCTGAGTATATGGCATTATCGTGTGCGCTCTAAGAAGAATTCTACTGCTACTGGTGTATCGTCTCTACCTACGATCGTGTACGATAATTCAACTTCATATCCATTACTCATCTCGTCTGGTATGCAGTTAATAGTATTAACACGAATTCGTGGTTCGTAACGATTCAATACATCTGCGATCTCTGATCTGAGAATACCAGCACTACCATAATCTAATGGTTCAAATAATATATTTTGAATATCACAACCTAATTCCGGTTGAAATGGTCTTTCTCCCTTCCTAGTAAGGAGTAAGGCAGTAATCGATTGAACGATAGCTGCCTTATCTTTTACCGTTACTAAATCATCACTTACAGGATGCTTCTTAAAGGTAATACTCAGATCTTTAAATGTCTGAAAGGTCGGCATCTAGACACAGCAGTAGGCTGTTACTATTTATCACTTACCAACGAATCCATCTGCCCATTCTTGAGAATCAAAAACCTCTTCGTTCTTTGCTTTGTTACGATTACGTTTTGCTGACATGTTTAGATACTTATCACTATCAGTCTCGGTGATCAGTGTCATACCTTCATTAACAAAGTCTTCACCTTTGTCAACTGATCCGTCTAAGTGGTTAGGGTGTCCCATTTTGTTTCTCCTTTAGTGTTTGCCAAAAATAATCATCGGTGTCTCCTAGGCGTCCCCAGGTGCTCCCGCTCTCAACTTGGTATTCTATAGTAGATACCTTGAAATCGGGCATACAGGGCGTCTCAGGCGTCAATGAGAGGTCATACAGTCGCATCCTGTTATTTGGATACAACGCAAACTGACCGTTCTCTAGTGCTATACAATTGTGAGACTTATGCTCTTGTGGCACTTCGCTTACATTATTATCTATCGTATCTTTGTTCGCATGATAGTTATCTAATGTAAACAAATACGAACCTTTCTGTAGGTCATGATCACGAGTACGTAACTCAACATCCATCTCAGCAATGAAACCTTTGTTGATTGCCATAACTCCATAATCCATACAATTCCAGAATTGTAGATTGCCCAGATCCATGTCTATGACTGGAGTTTGGGGGAATTGC